TCTTTGTCAGAGAACTCAAATTCTGGAGATTCGTCTGCGGAAATGACGCCCAAAAAGTTATTTATATCATAGACACCGAAATTTGTGGGAAATTCTTCAGAAATCTCTGCGCTGGTCAAAATATTTTTATGAGAATTTACAGTTCGGAGTGTCTTTCCAGTGCGGAAGAACATTCCTTGGTTGATATTGCCGTAGTTCTTTAGAACTTCAATTGTTTCTTTGGATAGTTTCATTATTTACCTCATTATTAAAATTGTCATCAATCGAATAGATTATATCATGTTCATACAAGAACATCAAGCAGCACATGGCATGAGCTAGGTGATGTATACCAGATTCTGGATCATCTCGCTCACCGTTCTTCCATGCCCATACGTGCCGTTGCATTGCATCAAAGTATCTACGTTTGGACTCAGGTACGAACTTCCAGTTGCCTCGTTCATACTTCTGAGCACCAAACGTCAATACAGCTACGGTCGCTTCGAGTGCTTTGGGTGGAAGCAACCCATATTCTAGTTTGCCTCCATCAAATTTACGACCTTGTTGTGTCATAGTTTACCTGTGAACTGTGCTACTGCTGGCATGTTACCAGTAAACGCATATGTACCAATGTGTTGTGTTTTCATCCATGGGCACAAATACACTTGTCCACCAATTGCTCGCCACCACTGGCAGAACATGTAATCTTCTGACAGATAACGATGTGATGCTTCATTTTCCAACTCAAGCATCTTTTTCGCTTCTTCGCTTACATCTTCACCCTTAGACGCACGTTCCATCAAACGATGGATATCTTCAAAGTTATATCCTTTGTCGATAACAGTATCAAAGTAAGCATGAATGTAACGTGATCCATCAAAGTTAGCTTGTCCAACATGATCTGGTTTGTATCGCAGATGTGGATATGCTTCTGCAAACTTTGTGAATACTTCACGTTTCACCATCATGAATCCAGTACCAATCTCCATCACTTCTAATGGCTCAGTAACTTGAAACTGTGATGTACCTTTGACAACGTTAAACACATACTCACCAACAAGAGTTTCTAATTCTCTTGCTTCCATGTTTGGATGTTTACGTGCTGCTGCAGCGATGTTGCCCCAATTGATAGACTTCTTAGGATAAGGTGCTCCAATAACATCTTTATCAAGTGCCATCAATGCAATAACGTCACGCGGATCGTAGTGAATATCAGAATCGATAAAGAGTAAATGTGTGCATTCCGAACGAAGGAACTCATCTACTAGGTAATTTCTTGCTCTTGTAATTAGTGATTCGTTGAAAAGAAAAGAGAACTTTGTATCAACACCATAACGTGACATGACTGCCTGTAGATCCAAAGAGGATTTCATGTACAGACCGTGATTCATACCACCATACATTGGTGTTGCAACAAAGAGTTTATTTTTTCTCAGTTCATCTATTTTGACTTGAATTTCCATAATTTATCCATAAAAAAGAGAGAGGGATATACTAATATATATCACCTCTCTCCACCTGTTTTACCTACTTATTAGGCAAATGCTCGTTCGCCTTGAGCACGAATTGCCGCAATACCTTCAGCAACCATACGTTTAGTTGGTGTACCTAGACGGTAGTAGAAAACTTTGTCTCCGTCTGCTTTAACACGACTGTTATGATAGATTGCATAACCTTCATTACGCAACTCATTAATGGTTGCAGAAGGATTAGCAATACCAAAAACGTTTTGCATTTTGTTTGCTGTTAGTGTGTTGTAACCATCTTCTTTAGACAGATAAGCGAGAACTTTTTGTTTTGCTGATTTCATATTAAAAACTCCATATAATTTAGTCGCACAATTTGTGGTACAGAGGCGACTCATCTCTGTACGATACATAATACTACACCCAAGAGAGTAAGTCAATACTCTCTCAGGTATTGTTGTTGATTAGAACGGTATTTCTTCACTCGTTTCTGGTTTTGCAGGTTCCTCAACAGGAGGTGTCATGATTTGTTCAGCACTTGCACCTGCATCAACTTTGGTATACAGATCAAGGAACTCAAAACGATTCAAACAAAGTTGGATTGCTTTCATCTTGTTACCGAATACACCATGTGTCTTGACAATGTGTACCAGACGGCGAGTTGAAATAACTTCATCAACGCCACCTTCATTGAACGTTTTACGAATAACGTCAGCCCAAGTAACAAGTTTTTCTGCAAACTCATCATCAGGTTGACCGACAGATTCCAGTTCTTTCTTTAGAATCTTACGTTCAATTGCATTTGACGGCCAATCTTGTTCCATCGTATTGAGGAATCGCTCAAGGAACGCTTCGTTCAGTACATTGGTATACATGTAACGACCATCTTCGGAACCTTTACCTTTAGTATTTGCAGTAGCAAATATGGTAAAGCCAGGTGCAGGTGTAATCAACTCATTCTTTTTCTTAAGCAAGAATGGTTTACCTTCAAGAACTCGCTGCAATGCAGCAAGATTGTTTGCACCGTAGTCAATCTCGTCAATACACAGAACTGCACCTTGACGAGCGGCAACAGTCACAGGACCGTCACGCCATTCCATTTGTCCATCGATAAGAACATAGTTACCCAACAGATCAGATTCATCTGTATCTGGAGTCATGGATACGCAAACGAACTTACGTTTCGCTTTCGCACATGCTTGTTCGATAGACATTGTTTTACCATTACCTGAATGACCTGTAATGAATACAGGAAAGAACTGTTCAGACTTGATGATGTTTAGAATATCATCAAAGTTACCAAACGAAACATAGTTCTTGTAAACAGTAGGAATTAGATTCTCTGTTTCAAGATCAGTAGTAACGTTGGAAATACGATGACCTTTCTTAGGTTCATCTTGAACTTCAGGTTGTTTAGGCATAGGTAAAACTTTCGCAGATAGATTGGGTACCCAATACATGCCACGTGCGGCACGATTAGAGGGTTCTTTCAAAAACCATTGAGGAACTTTGATGCCCAGACTATCACAAATATCTTCAATCTCTGATTTACTCACAGCAGTTTTGCCGGTAGTGAATAGAGCATTCAAAAACTTCTCACGGGTTTCAGTACGAACTGACATAATATAGACTCCAAATCAAAGATACATCATAATAATAACATCAAATGGCATTACTGTCAAGCTCAGATAGCAATACCACCGATAAACTTAGATACCAAAACTCGGTTAATTTGACGGGACTTGTTCATTTTCATAAACGCACTTGTCAATTTACCAGAGGTAACTTTACCATTAATCTCCAGTGTTTCTTCCTCGATTCGCAGACTATTACCACCAGGAATCAGGAAGAAATTGTCGTAACCTGGTGTATCACATTCAAGGAACTTTTGTTTTCTCATTTCCTTCGCATGTTTATCAGTCCAAGCTACAAACTGACGATCTCTTTCCCAGTTATCTTGGATTTTATTGATACGTTGCAATTCTTCATCTTCATAACGATTACGAATCGCATTTTTCGTATCACCATTAGAACTACCAGTAATAAAGAATCCGTAAACTTTAGCACCGGTAACTTTAGTCAACCAAGTCATCGTTGCAGCACGTAGTTCGTTGTAAGAATTTTTATAATGCATTGAGAACTTATTCTTACGGTCAATCAAATAGGTGTTGAACATTTCTGGAGAAGCGTGTTCAGGAACCAATTCACCGTGACCATCATCTTTGTATGAATGACGCAGAGCATCGGCATCACCGTCATGCACAACAACCAGATTTACAATATCCAAGTTATGTTTCATACGGAACTGATCGATAACTTTGCGTGATGCAAATAAAGATTCGATGAGTGGTGTATTCGACAAACTTTCGCTAGGAGGAATTGGATGCCATGTACTTCTGTATCCACCTCTTCCTTGAAACGATCTACGAAGCAACAACATCATCTTAACAGATCGTTGAAACTCAGCAGCAGACATTGACGAATTCAGATATTCACGCAAGAACACTGGACGAACAATAATCTCACCTGCTTTGTTTACGACTTGTTGCTTCTGCAATTGATTCGCAGAGAAAGTATAATCATACTCACCACTTCCATGATCAAGCATGTATGCATCAAGTGCATTACCAAAACCATAAACAGTAAACGGAATGTTTACTTTACGACAGAAGAATGCAAGAACCAAAATCTGTTCAATCGATGGAGCCATATTCTCAGTCATCGAACCAGATTTGTCGAGCAACAAAATCAAACCATGCGACTTACCTTTAGGTACACGCATGACCTTCTTGAAGATTGCATCATCAAGTTTGTACTTGTAGATTTTGTTAATGTCGATATCACCAGTTGATGCAGTTTTTGCTTTTGAGAATTTACTTGCGGCTTTACGCATCTCAAATTCTTTTGCAAGCATGGTAATGTAACGTTCGTTCTTCTGTTTGAAATCTTTGTATTCAGAATCAGATGAACTGGTTATAGTGTCACCATAATGTTCAGTATAAAACTTTTCAAGTTGTTTGATCACACGTTTTGCAGGTGTAACGATTTTATCCAGATTAATTTCTGTCGGAACATGAACATACTTGTATTCTTTAGAAGATTCATCAAGTAGTTTTTTCTCATTCTGACGGAAGTTCTCATCAGTCTCAGCACGTGGTGTAAATTGATTTTCATTAGATGGATTAGAATCCTTCTCACGATTTACTTGACCAGACTTCTTTTTGTCCTCAGATGATTTTTCAGAACCAGAAGATGTATGACCTTTACCATCGCCTTCTTCTTCTCCTTCTTCACTTTCTGAACTCTCAGAACCGAAGTGATGTTCATCTTCACCATCAAAAATATCGTCAGCATCAACTTCATCATAATCTTCCAACTCATCCATTTCTTCTCGGAGTTCTGGATTTTGTTTGAAGAAATCTTCCATCAATTGTTGTTGTTCTTCTTTCGAGTATTCCCAAATTTTATTGGTAACTCGTAGAACATCTTCCCAAGTTTCAACACCATGAACTTCATTCAAAAGTTCACGTTCGGTGTCGTTATGAAATTCTACTTTGAAGAAAGGACCGATCTTGAAATAAATATTGATACGGTCAATGAATGCAAGTGCTCTGGTACGACCGTTCAGACCAAAGAAATCTTTACGATTCAATTGATCGTATGCACGGTGAAACGGACCAACGATACCAGGATATTTGCGTTTGACTTTTTTCTCAATGCGAGCATCTTCAATCACATTAAGAAAATGTTTGTATGCACGACCGTTCTTGGATGCAACATCATGCCATCCATCAGAAGGTGTATATAATGCGTGACCAACTTCATGACCCATCAAAAGATCATATAAATCACCGTCCATATCTTTCCAGATCGGACAAGTAAGTACACGGGTTTTGGGATTGAATGAAGCGGTTTGAACTTTACGGTGTTCTACCGTTATGTTTTCCGTTGCCATCAACTTGGCAA